AATGTCCGGGCAAAATCAGGTTTAAACCGTTCGATACTGGATCAGGGCTGGTATGAAATGCGCCGCCAGCTTGAGTATAAGCAGCTCTGGCATGGTGGTCAGGTACTGGCAGTGCCGCCAGCGTACACAAGCCAGCGTTGCGCGTGCTGTGGTCATACCGCGAAAGAAAATCGCCTGTCACAAAGTAAATTCAGATGCCAGGTATGTGGATATACAGCGAACGCCGATGTAAACGGCGCTCGTAACATTTTAGCGGCGGGGCACGCCGTACTTGCCTGTGGAGGGATGGTGCAGTCAGGCCGTCCGTTGAAGCAGGAACCCACCGAAATGATTCAGGCGACAGCCTGAACGTAGCAGGAATCCACGCCCGTCAGGGCGTGGAGGGTGTCAATTAAACGGGTTGATTGAATTATTAAACGTGATGATGCTTGTCTCACGCGGTGCCTGGACGTTAGCCGCTTGCGGAACCTCCTTAATTTTCTTGGTGACAGGCAAGTTGCGTGCGCCAACTTTGATCAGAGATTCGAAAAGCGTGGCTACGATTTTTGCATCACCAGGTTTTTTGAGGCGGAATGCGTCTTTTTGGGCGGCGGAGACGAAAATCGGGAGGTTATCCAGTTCGTCTTGCATCGCTGCCAGCACATCGTCGCGGATACCCGCTGTTTTCTCCAACAAAGCGATTCGCGCTTCAGCATCAGCGATCTTGGCCATTGCTTCAAGGTGGCGGCCCTGGCTTTCGAGTAGTGCGGTTTCCAGTTCAGCCGTACGCTCTGTCGCCTCCACCATCATTTCCAGTTCAGCCATTTTACTGTAATGAGATATAACGGCCTGCACTGACTCGTCAGAGTATCCATGCGCAGCCAGGGACTCTGCCAGTAGAGATTTAGAATCCGCGCTTTCAAACATTCCGGCGCTGGCAGGATGATCCAGACTGATATAGTTCGGCGTCGTCACATAATCCACACCATGGAAGCTGGTGGTTACAGCGATTTTCCCGGACTCGCGCCCGCCAGTGGCCCAGCTCCAGCCACCAGCACGGCTTTCGATCATCGCGGCGACAATTTTACCCGGCTCTGTGTTAAGAATTTCCTGTGTATGGGTAACGATGCCGTTGTCGTCAACGGATATAGCCACTGTGCGGCAAGCTGGAACATTGTCGATAACGACCGGGCGACCTTCCACCATGATCACGCTGGTTTCAGGCACCTCCAGTTTACCGGTTAGCTGGCGGCGACCGTGACCGTAATAGCCGAAAAGCTCTCCAAGGCGTAAACCTTCCTGAGTTTCCTTGCTTTCAAGCATGGTCTTGACCGCGCTTAATACATACTGTCGCCCGTTCTGGCGACCTTTTCGAGCATTGCTATAGAGACAAAAGCGGTCAGTGACCGTTTTCAAAACATCAGTCATTATCGTTTCCCTCTTTAAAGACCGATTCAAGGATTTGCGCCAGTTCCTGTGGCGGTGTTTTGATGATGGAATCCATCAGGTGATCGTCGTCCTCGCTTTTCGCTTTCAGTTCGTTAACCAGTGCTTCAGAGATTTTTTCGTCAATCTCCAGCACATCGCTGAACAGGTAACGTTTGAATGCATCGGAATTGGCGAGGACGCTGTTATTGCTGACGGCATCGAGGATTTGCGTAACGATGGTGGCGTAGTTCGCCTGCGAGTCGCGGTTATCGTTGTGCTCTTGTTGCAGAGCGGTATTAACGGAGTGGAATTCGATTTTGTACGGGCGATCACCTTCCGGGTATACCTTGCCGTACTTGAAAGCAAGATGAATATCGATAGCCCGCTGAATGAACTCTTCTACGCCCTGCTGGATCCATGAGGCGCGCATGGCGGCCTGAATTGCCGTGCGCAGGAATCCACCTTCACCAAGCCCGCCGGACATTTGATCTGCCCACCCCAGGAGGGTGTAATCGAGGCCAAGTGCTGCCGCCAGTTGGCGCATATAGGTGAGAATGTCTTCAATGCCGTTGATGTCAGCCTGGATGGTCTGGGTATCAATAGTCATCTGTCCCTTGCCGTCGCCCATAATAGGCAGCAGGGTATTGGTCACCGTAGGCATGTTATTCGCGCCGCGTGCGCGCTTTTCCATCAGGTCAGCTGCTCGTTTAAGCGTCTGAGTAATGGTGCGTGAATAATCGGCTGCTTTTACCGGATCCAGACTATTCATCGCCAGACCGATGATTCGGTCAATTTTCGACGCATTAAAACGCGTTGCCTTCAGCGAGCGGATCGCCGAACGCAGATTCATGTACGGCTCGTAGGCGTATTCGAGCAAGCTGGTCCCGTAATTCTGGGTTTCAATCGGCGTGCGCTCTTCCGGATTATCCAGCAAGCTGTAAGCCTTATGGCCAGTGTGCACAGGCATAAGGTTTGACTTAGGCCGCCAGTAGGGGATTTTCATAGGGATAATGGCCCACGGATCGGCGAAAACCATTTTTCCTGACGCGTCCTTCAGATAATCGCCGCTAAATCCCGCCAGGTTGCCGCTGACCTCGAACTCCTTGATGAAGCTCGGAAGGGTGTAATAGGAGCACTCAAAAGACGTGATCCCTATGCCTTCTTTGGCGTATGGCCTGACATAAGCCACCCCAAATACAGACATGATAAATGCCCACCCGGCGACCTCTTTGTTGATGGTTCGCCCGATGTCGTTCATCAGCTCGTCACACAACGCCTGCGCGGCGTCATAGTCACTATCGTTTCCGTTATGTACCGGCACGATAGAGAAGGTTTGTCCGGTCTTCTTATCGAAAGAGAGCGCGTGCGTAATATGGATGTTCAGCGCGGTGGCGATCGTGCTGTAAACCGCCATCTCTTCGAGTAGCGGATAGCGTTGCAAGCGGTCTTCCGGCAGTTGAACTTCATCAAAGATAAAGCGACTTCCGTCCACCAGCCCATCGCCAGCTATGCCACTATCGCCCGGTTTGCCGCCTAAGAAGCCGGACAGTTGTACCGGTGCCCCTGCGCGAGAAAACAAATACCCACTTCCGCCGTGCACAGCCAGCGCGGACAGGAGGATGTTGTCCCGTTCTCCGTTGTCTTTAAAAACCCCCGCCAGCGCCTTCCTGACCGAGGATAGCGTGATTTTATTGTCTGCCAAGATTGCACCTTAATTAGAATAATTCGCATCGTGTTTGAACGGAATTTAACACTAGTCACTTGTTAAGGATTACCAATGAACAAGCTATCTATGGGGTGTTTCGCTGTTCAAGTGTCAGCGAAATATTGAAATACATTAGGGCAATAACATCTCACCGAGCGCCGATTAAATACGGCGTGGAAAAGGTGGAAGGCAAAAGCTATGACCGACTGCGCCGGGAGGCGAATCAGAAGGCGATAGATTTGCTTAATTCGCTGGTGGACGGCGCGACACTGACAGATGAACAGCGCCAGATCCTGGCTGGGTACACCGGTGAAGGCGGCATTGGCGGGTCCGTCTCCGAATATTACACACCAAAGCCTATCGCTGAAGGTGTCTGGGAGATCATGAAGCTCTATGGCGCGGACGTAGGTAACACTCTGGAACCATCGGCGGGCACCGGCGTTTTTAATGAGACAAAACCGGTTGGTACGGTGATGACCGCAACTGAGATCAGCAGTGTTTCCGGTCGTATAAACCAGCTGTTACACCCGGAAGACAGCGTACAGATTTCCCCGTTCGAACAGCTGGCTGTAAGCACGCCTAACGATTCATTCGACCATGTTGTGGGTAACGTTCCGTTCGGTGGTCGTGATAACACACGCAACATCGATAAGCCTTACGCAGAAGAAACGGACATGGGTTCTTACTTCATGCTCCGCATGCTGGACAAGATAAAGCCAGGCGGATTCATGTGCGTGATTGTGCCGCCGTCCATTGTTTCAGGTTCAAACATGAAGCGGTTACGCCTGCGCCTATCACGGAAAGCTGAATTTCTTGGTGCCCACCGCTTGCCTACCGGTACTTTTGACGCAAACGGGACCAGTACGGTCGTAGATGTGGTGCTGATGCGCAAACATCCGGCAGAGATGGCTGAGAAAATCCCCCTGGTGGATGAAAGCACTCTTGAATTGGCAAATGTGCTTTGGCCAACGTTTATTTCTGGCAAGTGGTTTGAAAAGGACGGCCGCCGGTTTGTTCATGGTACCCAGGAAAAGGGCTTCCAGGGGCGTATTGAGGTTCGTGCCGACGGGCAGATTGATAACCAGGCTCTTAAAGCGAAGCTGATTCATCGTTTCGAAAGTCGTATCGACTGGTCTTTGCTAGATATGGCTGAACCGTCACCGACAGCAGACGTTGTTGATGAAGGGGAAATGCGCCTGATTAATGGCGTATGGCAAAAATATGCTGGTGGTCGCTGGATTGAAGCTGATGCTGGTAAGGAGCTTAAGATTGATGCTGCCAGTTATGGCGCGGATAGCTGGGAGGCTCTTCAGCGTAACCTGACTACAACAGAAGGCCGTCTCGGTATGACATTTACCCAGATGGCAAATGTCCGCGATAAGTACACCACATCAATCAGCGACGATATGGTGCAGCTGGTGGACTGGATTAACAGCCAGCCTGAAAAATACCGTGAACGCTTGTATCGCGGGGCAATGATTGGCCGGATGTTAATTGAATATCAGGATATGAAGGCCGCCGGGCATAGTGCTGAACAAATCGAACAGCAGCGCCTTTCTCTGGTATCCCGTTTGCAGGCAGAGATTGACCGTTTTGGTAACCCCGGTCGCGGTCCGATAGCTAAATTATCGGGAAGCGGTGCGCGCGCCTGGTTTGCTTTCCGTGGTGCAATTAAGCTGGATGGCACTATTTCTGACGAGCTGACAGGAAAGCTGGTTACGCATGATTCCAGCGCAAGTTATGACTCCACCAGCTATCAGGACACCTTGCGTTATCTCTATAGCGATCTTACCCGCGATCCAATCCAGCTCGATGATTTCCGCCTTGCGTTTACCGGCGAACTGCCAGCCAGTGATGAAGAGTTGCTTAATTTATTGGCCAGCACCCCAGGTATTGCGGTTTCGCCGTATGGCGGGATTGTTCCGTTCGCCCGCGCCACCAGCGGCGACATTAACGAGATAGTGGTTCCAAAACAGGAATTCCTCGCCACGCTCCCCGACGGTCCAGTAAAGAACAACGTCCTTAATCAGCTGGCAGCGATCGAAGAGAAGCGCATCAAGACGCCAGCAGAGAATATCCGCTTTAAGCTCAATAGCCGTTGGTTCGACCGTTCCGTCATTCTGGAGTTTTTGCAGGAAAACGGCTATCCGGATCTGCGCTATGTGCAGTCAGTGCAGCTGGAAGGCGACGAAATGGTTTCTGACACCTATCACGGTGGTGATGGTCTGTTCGTCGGACACCGATACGGTGTCGTCCAGCGCAAGGATAAAGAAACAGGCGAGATCCGCTACGAGTGGGACCGTAAATCAGGTGAAAACGCGACCGGGTTCCCGGCACAGCTGGAAAAGTATCTCAATGGTGCGCGTATCGGTGGCAAAGATAGCGCGACGGCGAACGGCTACCGCGAGCAGATGGCACTGCTTGAGGACCAGTTCAATAAGTGGATCAAGACACACGATCGCTACGATGAGCTGGTTGCCAAATACAACGATGTTTTCAATAGCAATATTCCGTATGAACACTCTGGCGATCCGCTTGGGTTGAAGGGATTAAGCGGTAAGCGCCAGCCATTTGATTACCAGAATAGCGAGGTGCGACGACTGTCTGAAGATGGGCGCGGCATCCTGGGCTTCGGCACCGGGCTGGGTAAAACGACGACCGCGCTGGCGCTTGAGGCGTTCAACTATGAGAACGGTCGCTCCACCCGTACTGCTTATGTAGTGCCTAAATCAGTGCTGGAAAACTGGTATTACGAAGCAAAAGAGTTCCTGAGTGAAGCGGCATTCAGTAACTACCTGTTCGTCGGTCTTGATGTGCTGATGGATGGCGATCAGATTCGCCAGGTGCCGGTGCTCGATGAGAACGGTAAACCTGTCCTTGGTACTGATGGCACTCCACTTATGCGTGATGCTCTTAAACTGGCAGATGAAGCCACTATCACCGCGCGAATGAACGCGATCCCGCACTCAAATTACCGTGCAGTCGTGTTTACCAAAGAACAATACGCCCGCATTCCGCTACGTGATGACACCGTAGATGAGCATGCACAGGATATGCTTTATGACTTCGTTGCCGCCGGGCGCGTAGCCAGCGCAATGGACTCCGACTCCCACCGCAAAGAGGCCGCGCGTCGCCGGGTATTGTCGGAGTATTCAGATACCGGCACCGAAAAAGCAGAGAAGTATCCGTACTTTGAGGATATGGGCTTCGATAGTGTGATCGCCGACGAAGGTCACAACTACCGCAATAGCTATAAAAATGGTCGCGAAGCGTCACAACTGGCCTATCTGCCCACCAGCGCGGTGGCGCAATCGGCGCGGGATATGGCAATTAAAAACGCGTACCTGATGAAAAAGAATGGCGGGCGCGGGCCGGTTCTCCTGACTGCAACGCCAGTCGTTAACACCCCGATCGATGCATACAACATGCTTTCTCATGTTCTGCCGAAGGAATACTGGCAGAAGATGGGGATCTACGGTCCTGATGACTTCGTTAAATTCTTCGGCAAGACCAGGCTGGAAACGGTACAGAAAATCAGCGGTGAAGTTGAAGAAAAAATGGCGCTGGTGGGCTTTGAAAACCTTGATGCGCTGCGCGGTATATTCCATCGCTGGGTAACGCTTAAAACGGCGGAAGACGTTAAGGATACCGTGGAGATCCCGGAGCTGGACGAACACCAGCAGGATGCACCACTTACTGAAGAACAACTGGCGGCGTATGAAGAATTGCGTCAGCAGGCGGAAGCGGCGGCCAAAGCCAACAATGGCGTAACGACCTCGGTCAATGAAGACGGCGTGATTGAGCACGAGAAAGCCCGTCCGATCTTCTCAATAATCAGGGATATGGACCGCGTATGTACTGACATGGACCTGTACTATCGTCGGATCACCTATCGTTTCCTGCCGGAGTACGCCGATGCGGTGCAGCAGCTGGCGGACAGTTTGCCTAAACAAGCCACCAGCGAAGACGACGACAGTGATGATTCAATCACGCAGCAATCGCAATACTCCCTGATAGATAAGGGCGAGTTTATTCAGTTGCAGGTTCCGGAAGCGTTCGAGCAGGAAGTGAATAAGCGCCTGGCCAGGTTTGGCATTGACGAACAGACCGTAACTCACCCCGTTACGCCCAAATACGCGAAGCTGATTGCCACGCTGAAGGAGTTTTTCCCGGAAGGTAAGCAAATCATCTTCACCGATGAAAAAACGCAGCACCAGAAGCTCAAGCGCATTATCTGCAATGCTCTTAACCTTGAACCTTCAAAGGTGGGGATCCTGAATGCTCAGACGGTTGCCGAGGCAGGTAAAACCGGTCAGAAACTGAAAGCTGTTAAACCGCCGAAAGAGCTACCGGATGAACCAACAGATGCGCAGATAGCGAAATACAACGAGCAAATGGCTCTGTATGACGCCTATATCGCGCAGCAAAATGAAATGTCGCTGGGCGGGCTGGAAAAGATTGCTGCCGACTTCCAGGAGGGCCGGACTCCGATCATCATCTGCAACAAAAAGGCCGAGGTCGGTATCAACCTGCATCGAGGAACGACTGACATCCATCATCTGACGTTGCCATGGACACCAGCCAGTATCGCACAGCGTAACGGTCGCGGTGCCCGAGTTGGCTCCAACCGTGCAAGCGTTCGCGTTCACTACTACTGCGGCAAGGGTTCTTTCGATGAATACCGACTGAAGACGCTGAAGCGTAAAGCAGGCTGGATCTCCGATATCCTCCGTTCAGATAAGTCAGAAATGGAGAACGCCGACGCCAATGATATGATCGAAATGCAGATGTATACCGCGAAGGATGACGGTGAACGTCTGGCAATGATGCAGGTTCAAATGGATAAGGCGAAAGCCGCGCAACGCGCTCGCCAGAAAGAACAGGCTACTATCGACCTTCAGAACTACATCAAGGCGCAGCACGCAGCTGGTGAGGATGTGGAGGTGCTTACCGCTGAATTAGAGCGAAGCAAAGCGGAACTTGAAAAGACCACCACCGAGGTCGCCAAATTCAAACAGGCGGTAATGGCCAAAGCAGCTGATAACGCAGACTGGAAAGCCCGCTGGGGTAGCGTCCATCACACAGACCGTACGTTGTTAGCACAGTATCGCGCGTCGTTGAAAAGCGCCATTCAGCGCAAGGCTAATATCTCTCAAGCCATCTCCCGCTATGAGAAATTATTGAACCGTACTCAGAAGGCCGCGACGGATATCAAACGCCTGCGCCCGCTGGTGGAGGATGCAATAAATAAAGGCATTCTGGATGTTGATCCTGACTTGGTTAACCATGCGAGTGAGTTCCTTGTTATCGGCGATCGCTCATGGCGTGTAGGCCAATACTATGATTGTGCCGGTGATATCGTCCGCATTAAGTCTCTGGACTTCGACAGCCAGCGCGCAGACGTGGAGATTATCTTTACCTTCAAAGGTACCAAATCGGGTAACTGGGATGTGAAGACGCTGGATAAACAGGTTGATGTAACTCCCGATGAAGATGCTGTTATGCAGAAAATCAGTGGTGGCGTCTCCATCGCCGGGATTAACGACATCATTTCCTGTGACGATTTCTACCGTTTCCAGCAGCGCGGCATGATCAAAATCACTGACTCATACGGCGTTCAGACTACAGAGTCAGGCTATAGCATTGATTTTGTTGGTACCTATACGGACCCACTGAAGCATGCGGTTTACCCGGATCGCCGTGACGGCGCGCTGAAGTCGTCAATTGCAAAATGGGTGCTTGGTATGATGTCGGAAGGGAATAACCGCCAGATCCGTTCGGCAGAAACATTCCTGGTTGAACTGTTTGGCTCCAATTATGGCGATGTAATCGCGTCATACGGAGATACGCTATCCCCTGAAGCAATTCAGGAGAAAATAGCGGATGCGATCGCCAGAATGCCGGAAAAAACAAACCAGGGGGCTACTCGTAACGGGGATTCTGAACTTGAAGTCACCAATGCCATTTTCGGTACCAATGAGTTCCGGGCGTCAGATTATGAGATCACCACAGCACAGTTTGGCACCATTGGCATTTACAGCAATAAAGACGAGATCAAGCAGGCAATGGACGCAGCAAGTGCGCGCATTGCAGCAGAACGGAAAGCCAATCTGAATCATGCAGTCGCCGCGCTGACTCAATCGTGGGTAACAGCAATCAGGGAGGCCGCCACCACAGGGAAAATCACACCGGCAATTGCGGATGTCGTAAACGACGGCTCTAAATTTATGGATGCCTATAAAATGGATGCGGTGCAGTTGCCATCAGCCTATGGGCAACTCAGCTATCGCATGACCTACAACCTAGTATCGATGTTTACCGACCTTGCCATCCTTGGGCTGGTGGACCTTAACGAGGTTACGCCGGAATTGCTCAGCATGCGCAAGAATCATGTGGAGATATTGCAGAGTATTAACACGGTTCTTGCCGGGCGCACCGATGAAGAGAAACAGGCCGACGCTGATCGGATAAACCTGGCCCTTGGCAACATCACGGAGGAAGAAATTGCCGCCAGAAACGAGAAACAAGAAGAGTTATCATCAATACAGGGTGATGCCACCAGCATAGCTCAGTCTCTTGGTCTGAATTATCGCGTATCCACCGCCGACCTGAAGATGATGTACGCACCAAAATTCGCCGCTGGCGAGGTATTTGGGCTTCAGGAAGCCTCAGGCATGAAAGGCGTTCTTTTCCGTGCGAAAGACGCAATCAAGGCGAAATTCGGCGCTCGCTGGCTGCCAGCGAAGGCGAAGAACAGCGATTTCCTGGGTAACTGGTGGATTATCGAGACAAAACACAACGTGGCGGACGTTCTGGCCGTCATCCAACAATACGCATAACAGGAGCGCCCGGTTCGCCGGGCGTCGCATAATATGGCCACACTATCTGATACAATAAAACCGAATAAAACATATCTTGAGGCGGTACTGCGTACGGCGTTGTTAGGAAAGACAGAAGACGAATACGTTGATTTCTTCCTGTCAGGGCTACGCGGGCGATTACTGAAAAATCCCCGCCTGTACCGCAGCTATGGTCCATACTGGCCGGAAATTAAAAAATTATTACTGGAGCGCGGTTATGGTAATTTCGGTCGTCTCGTTGACCGTGACGTTCGCAAAATTTACCGTTATGACCGCCCGGCGCTGACACTCATAGCCGCGACGCTCTACAGCCAGGAGCGTTTTGATAATGGTCAGATATACTCAGCCTGGCATTTACTGCCAGTGCCTGAAGAAGTTGACGATCAGGACTATGAGTTTGAGTCTTACGATTTGGAAGTTGAAGCCTTGGCACAGGCTGGAGAGAAAACTTGAAAAAGCGATACTACACAGTAAAGCACGGGACGCTACGAGCATTACAAGAGTTTGCTGACAAGCATAACGTTGAGGTGCGCAGGGAAGGGGGAAGTAAAGCTCTGCGCATGTACCGTCCGGACGGGAAATGGCGGACGGTCGTCGATTTCAAAACAAACAGTGTCCCCCAGGGCGTCCGCGACCGGGCATTCGAAGAATGGGAGCAGATCATCATAGATAATGCGTTGCTTCTGAATGCTGATTAAACTTTCCGAGTTTATGCCCGGCACTCGACCGGGCTGAAAAAGTTTTATGCAGAAGTAATCATGTTTAACATTTGGAGATTAAACCATTTGTGATCTTTTCAGCATTTTGGAGCTGTAGGGTTATTTTTTTGCCGATACCATAGCTTGTATAATGGTATCAATATCGCGATTATTTAACATGAAGATGGGGATATCATTAATCTTGTCCGTCTTATTGGTACTCATCACGCAAAGCCCCTCATACATCCCTCGGGTTTTTGTGAAATTAGCGACTGGTGGAGTAGTGTAATTCCCTTTAAAGTGCATCCCCGCTGATTCATAAAAAGGAACTAAAGCAGACTGGCAAATCAATCCGACTTCATTTGGAAATGCAAGTATTTCTGCCAGTATCTTACTTCCAAGTCCATTACCACGATATTGCTCATATACATAAATTTTATGACAGTACAATGGTAAGTTTCCTGATGGATGCCCAAAAATTAAGGCGTACCCGAACAACTGTCCTTCATTAGTAAAGCCCATAATGCGTAAATGTCCGGCTCGGTAACACTCTTCAAATACGTCTATTATGTGGCTTCGTGCCGCTTTCAGTTCCTCTTCTGTCGCAAACATCATCATCCCCATCAGCGATGGGGTACAGGCCAGATCCTGAAGAATCCCATTAGCTTCATTTTCGAAGATTAATGGTAGGTGTGGTACAATTTCGTTTGTCGAAGTGTCAGACATAGAAAAACTCCTTCGTTTTTTGAGCTGATGTTATCAGCGATAGCGATGAAGGAGAAACAATTTTGACTCTCTTAAAGAGGTTGCCCCTCTTGATAGAAAACGGAGAAATGGTAAACAACGATCTCCGTTTTTAAACAAATAGTCGGTTAAAAAAAATTTCCTTTTCCTGTTAACAATCCTTGCGGAACTTGCTTTTGTGTCAGCGCATGGGTACCGCGAATTATATTAATCAGGGGGCTTAGTAACGATGGTTCCTGATGGGTATCAATTTCCCCAGCCATTGCCCTTATGTAGTCTGCGCTGGCAACGTTGTTGTATTCCGTCGCAAAGCAACATAGTAACGTCAGAACATGCTCTGTCGTTATTTCGCTCCAGTTGATGTTGAAAAATTCATCGCCTTTTTTATCGTGTTCGGAATCGAAGATGCTTTGGTGGAGGATGTATTTGCCGGATTCTTTGCGCGGTAACTTGATCGCTTTCTGGCGTTCCAGCGCCTTGTAAATCTGCATTGCTTCAATTAGTACCGGCCTGCTGTTCATGAAGGGATCGCGCAACCTTACACGCTGGCCAACTCGACCGGTAATAAAGCTGTTTTCCTCTTCCACCAGCACGATAAAACCCTTTTCCTCTTTTTCTCGCAATTCGCGCAGCAGCTGGAGTTCCATATCGCGGCGGCGTTCAGGGTAGCTGGTCCGCTCAGCCATTATCAGCTCGTTGTTGATCCATGCAGCAGTCATTGACGCCGGTTTGCCGACGCTCATTGAAACAACGCATATTTTCTTATCCATAGCACCCCTACAAAAAAGAAAAGCCACCAGCGGCGGCTTAGCAATACAACAGAAGGTAGCGCCCGGTACTCAGACTGTGCCGTCCATGGAATATTTGAAAAGGGATCCATCCGTACCGGGCGTGTTGCAATTTTGACAGAAGTAATTTGTCAAATGTCAATTTTTTTTTGCATTTTAAGTGCGAAATTTTACGTCCAAACTGTTAGCTAACTCTTGGACCATTTCTCGACCACCTGAATATATATCATTTAAGATGAAATCCATTATCTCGTAAGAACACTCTAAGTCTTCTGAGGTGACTTTTTCATAGCTATGACTCCCTGCATTTCCCAGAAATTTAATCGGCATTAAGAGATCTTTAAAGCGAGAATAATTATCAGGGATTGCTTTAATTCTATTGTGAAGTTTGTCACCTTTTTTGTTAGGGACGTCGATAGCTGTAAGTAACTCTTCAATAGAAATCCTTATCAGATTTGCCGCAGCTCCTGGGCAGATCTTACTTAGGGTAAACGATGCCTCCAGTGGGGCAGAAATTTTTACAGGGCATTTTTCCGGAAGAGTGAAAAGTTTTAACCCCGGTATAAAGCTCAAAGGTTCATACCAAGGTTTATATTGGATTCCGTTGTGTTCATCCCAGTCAGGTTCTAAGCCGCTTCTTCCTGAGCATGCAACAACTTCATTACATTCTTGTCTTATACACTGGGACATACAGCTAAAGATTGAAGAAACATACTCCAGATCAAGCCATTCGTCTGATAGCATTTTTGTTGTACTAGCCGTTTCCTTACAAACAAAGGAATCTTCTAATATTCTCAGCGTCTTTTGCCCACAAGTTGGGCATGGCCACTCTACGGATTTAACATCCGAAAAGAATTTAGGAATTCTGTGGATTGCCATTTTTTCATTTATCTCCTCCGATATAGGTAAGTCCGATGTTAGCAATGTGTTAATGATAATGCAAAGCAATGATTATAAAATAATAAATATATTAGTGCATGATATTTGCCATCTCATAAGCGTCAGCCAGCAACTCCATTTCTGATTTGTTCAGCAGAGTGAATTCTTTCTTGCCTCCTACCACGCCATCGGCATGAACAGGGACCAGCCAGGGGTATTTTTCTCTTACTTCAGCCGGTGCTGCATGCTGGTGGTGCCATCTACAAAGTGGCAATTGTTTTTTGTGACAACCCGGCGCGGTACGACCGGAGATATGGTGCAGAGACACCTCTTCAGATATTACTCCATGCATATAGCAGGCAATGCAGGGGAGAGCGCCAAGAGCATTGGCGATGCGACGTTCCTCCGCCGTCGGTGTTCGCCCCTTCAAGCCCCGAGATTTTATTTTTACCGCGCTTTTCAGCGCTTTGCTGGCTGGCGGGCGTTCTTTCTGTTTAGCGATACGGCGATCGATAGCATCCCGGATTTTCTGATATTGCGATTCGCGCCAGGCCGGATCAGCCAACTTTTCCCGTTGCCGGGCGATCGCTCGTTCTCTGGCTGCCTTCTGCCAATTACGGCGCTGTTCAATTTTTTGTTCGATTGTTTTCATAAGGTAAAAAAAAGGCGGCCTTTAGGCCGCCAATGATTTCAAAGGAGTAGATAATGGCCATGTCTTCGTAGTTGACTAACGCCACGGCTTAATTATAACAATCAATTAGAGCAATGTCATGTTTTTTATCGTCAGTCGCATTTTTTCACTTTAGTATCTATGTGCTATACTCCTTTCTGATTGATTGGATGCGGAATACAATCTCCGCTATTTTGTGCAGCCTGGCCTCTTGCCAGGCTTTTTTTATTTCATCATGGAAGCTGTTAACGCTTTGGACTTTGCTGAACTGATTGAGAGGGCTTTGTCAACGTGCCCCAAAAATTCTCCAAACTCAGACATCACTTTAGCAAAACCGCGCCGTGCTTCTTCCTCGGTGGCATTCATCACGAAATGTTCAGCACTACGCATACTTCTGACAGGGAACGCAACGGATATTGAGTCAATATCAGGCATTCTATCGCTCAGCTTTACAGTGACAATGACGGCTGGCGACTGAATATTAGTGCTCACAGACAGCACTACATATTTTCCGTCGATGTTGAAATCCTTTCTCATATGTCGCCATAAATATCAAAGAATTAGAGCAATCATTTACGCGTTAATGGCTAATCGCCACCTTCCAGCAGGCGCACCATTGCCCCTGTTTCACTATCCAGGTTACGGATATAGTTCATGACAATATTTACGTTGGTCCAGCCACCAGCTTGCATGATCTCCGGTATTGAAACTCCGGCGCGGGCCATATCTCGCGCGGCTCCGACACGGGCACTGTGTCCAGACCAGGCCAGGTATCTCTGACCAGAGTCATCCTTAGCGCCGTAAATCAATCGATGAGTTGCTTCAAAAATCCCTTCCAGGGCGCGAGTTGATAGCTGGCTTGTGGCAGATGGCGCAGCTACGCCATTTTTTCTGACACGGCAAAACAAGTAGTTATTCGGATCATCAGCCACACCAGAGACAGAAATCCATCGCTCGACCAGTTTAGTTACCCCCAGGCTAAGTGCCTTCTCTACACCCGCGGTACTAACCAGCGTTTTCGTTCTGCCAATATGGATTAACATTCTCCCACCGTCTGTACGTGAGATATCTTTAACCCTGATCCTGGCAATTTCGGCTATACGTAACAGGGTGTTATAAGCAATCCCCAGAAATGCCAGATTACGTATATCCTGGCAGCGATCGCTATTTTCCATGAGTGAACGAACCTGGTCGAAATCAGTGCGTTCGAACGCCAGTGCCTGTTTTGCACGTTCACCGGCATCAACGTTTTCTTTTCGGATCCGTCGCATGACCAGTGAAACAGCATTGCTGTCACTTGGTCGTGGCAGCCCGGACCGACGATGAAGCATGTTTAGCTGGCCCAAATGTTGCTGGATAGTTTTTACTGCCAGACCACGCGCCTGAAGATATAGAAGGTAATCGCGAACATCTTCAGGTTCTGCGGGAAACCATTTCCGGTTATTCAACTTGCACCATGCCGCCCACGACCGGCAAACGGACAGAAGCATTTTCCAGGTATGCTCAGAAAACGCCTGGCGATCCCTGAACATGTCCATCAGGTTCTTGCGAACCTCATCACTCGTTGCATCGACCGGTAATGCAGGCAAATTTTGGTGTACGGTCAGTAAATTGGACATTTAACACTCAGATAATGGTTTTAAGTAAAGTGTACAGGATCGGCTCTGCCTTTACCTGTTTATGGTTCTCGTCATAGAAACGCCAGCGACCGCGCGTGCGTTCTATTTTCTCTTCACCGCGCGATAATGACAGTTGACAACTATCACGATCAAACCCTTTTGCCCGCCAGTAACCACGGTTTTTCTCAAGCTCAATATGAGTGGACACTTTAGCAGCTGAATATCCCATTTTTCACCTCTGATTGATTGGTGGTGCTAAGTGCGCTACGCGAAATCTGGAGCACTAACACTGCCAACATTTCGCAGATTTTACGTAGCGCAACCTTGATCAAATGATCAAGTGATCACTATTTGACCTGATAAGGTATTGAACTGTATGGATTTACAGGTAAATTGATCATGTTCAATAACCCTTAAGATAACTTCGTATAATGTATGCTATACGAAGTTATTAGGTCCGAAGAGGAGTTTACGTCCAGCTGCGCATAAAAATCAAGAATTATTAGAGCAATAAATTTTGAGAGAAAAATCCCACTCCACCAGCCAAAAACTGGATTGTTTTTCATAGTTGTTTGACAATTGCTCTAATAAATTATAGTTTTGCCGCCGTTTCGTAATACGACTTTGGATTCACTATTTAATGTGTCTTCAGCGTTGTAGAGCGGCTCAGAAGGAAATGAGCAAACAGGGAAACCTTATACAACGGCATTACAGCTATGCATTGCTCATCTTACACACAGCGCAATGTTGTTAGATTACCCCAGCATGGATCATGGGTGAAACAGTAGGTCAGAGCTTCAGGCTCTGTGTTGTCAATACAGTGAGGCATAATTATGGCTTTCATTCCACCAACCATCGACGACGTTAGACATTGCTCTAACGCTTTATCTGTAGACCCCGCCGAAACCGACGCTGCCCGCGCCATTGCTGAACACTACTCAAAGATATCCAATCAGGAGTACCGCATCACCCAAGACGACCTGGATGATCTCACTGACACAATCGAATATCTCATGGCCACTAACCAGCCAGACTCACAATAAATGCACTAATAAATCTATTATTTTCGTTGGATCCTTCTATAATGGTGGCCAACAACTCCCAGTGTAATCCGCTGTGAGTTGTTGGCCATGTCAATTCTGGAGGAGGATCAATGATAAATTATGTCTACGGCGAACAACTGTACCAGGAGTTCGTCAGCTTCAGGGATCTCTTTCTAAAAAAAGCTGTTGCACGCGCCCAACACGTTGATGCCGCCAGCGACGGTCGTCCTGTTCGCCCGGTTGTCGTCCTGCCGTTCAAAGAAACGGACAGCATTCAGGCTGAAATTGATAAATGGACTTTAATGGCGCGAGAACTGGAACAGTACCCAGACCTCAATATCCCAAAGACTATTTTATATCCAGTGCCTAACATCCTTCGCGGTGTGCGTAAGGTTACAACTTATCAGACAGAAGCTGTGAACAGCGTCAACATGACCGCTGGCCGCATTATTCACCTGATTGATAAGGACATTCGCATCCAGAAAAGCGCGGGGATCAATGAGCACAGTGCGAAATACATAGAGAACCTGGAAGCAACAAAAGAGCTAATGAAGCAGTACCCGGAGGATGAAAAATTCCGTATGCGTGTACACGGCTTTAGCGAAACAATGCTGCGCGTCCATTACATTTCCAGTAGCCCTAACTACAATGATGGTAAATCAGTTAGTTACCATGTGCCGCTGTGTGGTGTGTTTATCTGCGATGAAACTCTCCGTGATGGAATCATCATCAACGGTGAATTCGAGAAAGCAAAATTTAGCCTTTATGACTCTATAGAACCGATCATCTGCGACCGCTGGCCGCAGGCAAAAATATATCGCCTGGCAGATATTGAAAATGTAAAAAAACAAATTGCCATCACTCGCGAAGAGAAAAAGGTCAAATCAGCCGCATCAGTTACGCGCAGCCGTAAAACTAAGAAGGGGCAGCCAGTAAACGACAACCCCGAAAGCGCGCAATAGTTTCTATCCGGCATGGTCAATGAGTTATTCATTAAGCCATGCCAGAGCTTCATCAACCTGCGCTTCGTCTTCGACGCTAAGCACTTCATCCTGGGGAACATAATCCGCCAGCATAGCGAAACAATATGTATCCCAATGGTCTGGTGAGTGCAGGTTGAGTTTTTTCTTCATATCCTCCTTACTCATCACCTTCCATTGACCTGCGGAGTTAATCCCTACAGGGATTTTCGACGCTTCCTCAATAGTTTCATTACCCTTATCCAGTCTCATACGACCAGATTTTACGGCCTCTGCGGCTTGAACGTTGGCATAAGCACGTTTATCAAAGTACAGGCTCTTATCTTCACGGCTATGCATCTTTTTACCCCAGCGTATACGCTGTACGGTAATACCATAATACTCGTACATCAGATCCGCCGTTGCTTTACCCAGCCCATCACCGTCTATCGCTATGGTGATATTTGGGAATCGCTCAGGATTACATTCTGCGAAAATTTTGGCGGCAAGCTGCGTTTCTGTAACGTCTGTGTATTCCAGCATTCGATAGTTGATTACACGGCGTTTATTTCGCTGGCCGGACACCATCATGATATTGATAACGGACTTATCTCGTCCCGTACCACCAGCAACGTCCACACATGCAAGCCAGCCCCATCCTTTTGCAATCTTGACTTTCCGCCGCGTTGCACGTTCAACCTCATCACGTCCAAGAAGGAAGCCATCCTGTGATTTAGGGAATAGGCCGCGTACCTTAATCATGTACATAGGGTTATCACGCCCGCCGTACTCCGCCAGCTTCATTTTGATAAATGCTGGCGTTACCAACGGTGATTCCTCACTGTTAAGCGTGATCGCCGTATAAACGCCATCAGGGTTACCAGGACGCTTGGCCAGTTTATGGTGTGTATCGTAGAAATAGCCGCTTGGGCGTGTAGGCTGTGACAGCAATAAGATGCGGTTATCCTGTCCGGTAAGAGCACCGGTGATGATACCGAAAGCTCTATCACTGACACCGGAGGCTTCATCGATAATATACAGAAGATGATCTGCGTGTTCACCGGCGAGAGCTTCTTCACTTCCCAGACGAAAGCCCTTCGGTACTACAGTCCATACACCTTTACCAGTAACCTCATAGAAAGCGGTTTCTGTCAGAACAAAATAATCAGCAAGCCATGGAAAACGGCTGGTGGCAGTAGCCCAGTTTATCTTGATGTACTTGAATATACCGGTCATTACCTGCTGAATTTTGTTCGCAACGATAATGGCGCGGGCACCGGGATACATGATTATGAACAACATGATCATGATAGAAGTCATGTCTGATTTCCCGGTACCGTGACCAGACGAAACAGATGTCTTGCTACCCTGTTCCTGCACAGACTCAATAATCAGATCCTGCTGCCAGGTAGGTGTTTTGCCGAACAAAACATCAGCGGCCGCAATCCAGTCATAACGATATAGCGCCACCAGCTCGCGCCAACGTGGATCCGTTACGCAACTTCTGGCCATTAATCATCATCCCCGTATAGCTTGCGGGTAACTTCTTCGTCTTCCTCCTCGTCTTCGTCCAGGTCTTGTTCCAGCCATGGGTCGTTTGATACACCTTCAGTATCAACATCTCCATAACCGCCTGTATCAACGATATCGGCGATTTCTTCCCTACGCTGCTCAATCCACAATGCGGCATCGGCGCGGCGGTTGGCGGCCCGTTCTCGCGCAACTTTGTCCAGATCTTCAAGAGAAGGGCCACCGACGGCTGTTTGCCTTTCCTCATCATCGGTATTGGTCTTCGGAGCACGCAGATCGGCTTTGATTTGCTCCAGCATCAGGGGCGGCACTTTCCCGCCATGCGCCTCGATGAATTCAGCTGCTTCCAGCACTGACCAGTTATTTTCACGCTTTCGTTCGTATGCCAGCTTAACAATGCCAGCTTGCCCCATAGACAAAGCGTGCTTTTCCGCCTCCCGGCTTTCTTTTCGATAGTTATTCCGGATGCTGTAAATGGTGTTGATCAGGCTGCTTATCTGCGCGGAACAGCTGTTTAGCATGCTCGCGATACGGTATTCAGGCGGAGTACCTTCATCATCGTCTTTTTGCTGATCGCGCATTTCCTGCACCAGACGAATACACGTATCCCTGGCGTTCTCCAGCATAAGGAGATGAGAAAGAGACTTTTCCAGAAGAGTGGTTTCCAGAACATCGGCCCCGGACCGACGCAACATAGCGCGCGCGGCCTTCCGCGCTTCAACGTTATCTATCAGGTAATCGCCAGCTTCGAATTCAAAGCGTTCACCATCATCATCCAGGGTGTCGCGTTCCAGGCGATCACGTAAGGTACGGTGGGCGCGGGTGATCACGTCATGATCATCAGAACGATCATTTATGCGCTTATTTTGGCGCTTAGCGTTCTCGACTGCGGCACTGACAACAGCATTAACTCTTTGTTTTTCAGCTATTTCAGCCACAATGTGATCACCTGCACGTTGATCATTAGCGTGATCAATGATCATGCTTTTTAGTGGTTTCCTGACAGGCTTATTTGGCTTGCGGCTGTCCGCTGTCCTGGTGTCTTCTTTGAAGGCACGGAGATAACGACGTGCGGTATTAGGGTTAAGATTAAACTCGGCGGCATACTGTGCGATGGTGTAACCACCATCTCGCGCCAGGCGAGCAAAATTCTTCTTGTGATCGTCCCAGGTCACTTATGCTTCCTTTCGTAAAAACTCTTTTTGACGCGAGGGTAACGAAAGTCACATGTCAAAAGGCCCGGAACGGGCAAGCAATCAATCAGATACGTGCGGATGTGGCATTACCGTAATGACGGTGCTGACGGGCCACCTTATTGAAAAGTTGACGCGCCATTACCCAAGGCTGGTGCTCCCGGCGTTCCTTTTCGTCCTGCGTCATATAGAGTTCGTTCTGGAGTTTTTCATCAAACCGGCGCGGAGCGCGGCTGCGGCGAAAGAATTCAGGATTCAGAGAGTGGATCTGAAATCTACGTGGGCGTGTACTGTCATCAATCAAAACAGACGAATACTTAGACACAGCGATAGCCTTTAAGCGCAGATAAACATCGCGCTTATCGACATCCAGGTGCGGGTATTCCTTTTCAAGAATTGCTGCGAGTTCTTTCGCTGATAGAAGAGATTTAGTGCGGATCATGTAATCCGCAATCTCGTACGATGTTATTCGTGAGTGATTTATTTCCATGAAGTGGCGTCCCTGCCAGTTAAGTAACATCCTGTCACCTACTGATTAGCCCATGTCAACTAATCAACGTGGAATATAATACCATCGATTAAAGAAATAGCAATACATTAGAGCAATTTTATCTAGCGTTCGACGAGTGACTTGTGATAGCGCCGACTCCAAGCGCGTAATCAAAGAACAATCGTTGATGCATCGCCAGCCTACCGTGCGTCTTCTCCCAATTATCGCGGTCACGCTCAATATCACGCTGGCATGACTGGCACAGAGGAATAGCATAAATGTCATGCGCGCATAATCGACTATGACGAACTATATAAGGCGTAATGTGAGCGCCAGCTCCCGCAGCTCCACAGCCACAGCATGGACGGGAAGCCACAAAGTCCATGTACTCGGGCAATTTTAGCGATTGCAGTTTTGGTATTTTGAAATGCGCCATACCTGGGTCGGAGTCAACATCCACAGGGCATACTTTTGCACGCATCGGCGCGGCGCGTTCTTCCATCATCTGAACATATGCTGTAGCGCGATCGTCATACGGGCGAATATCCGCCTCTTTCAAAGGTCCGCTATCCTGCGGAGCAGCCTTCATCTTATTTATTGATATGCGGCAGACTTCTTCCGGCATCAGGTGCATCATGCTACGCATGAAAGCCCACCAGCACAGCTCCTGAATACTTAAATCATGGCTATCTAAAAGGCCCATTTCCTGACGGGCGACATCCAGTATCCAGTTAACGCGATTATTATGCAGCGTTTCTTTCAGCTCATTAAAACCACGCATCCGGTAATGGTTATCGTGATGCCAGCACAGCAACACCGCGCTATTGTCTCGTTCTGCGTGGACAATATGGTTGTCACACCAGCTACGATCTGCGGCCTGGCATTGCCCCTCTTTCCTGCGCAACCACGCCACCAGCGCGTCAATTCCACCAATACGGCGAAACAGTTCATCGCTGTTAAAAAACGGCTGCAACGTCTCATTTGTTGCCATAGTTTGCTCGGAAACAACGAGGCCGTCGTCCATGTGCTCGATTAACTCACGCGGCACCGGCTCCATAATAAATTTACGGCCAGCCTCCACCAGCTTTCTGACTTCCTGATCCACTTTGAATGTGGCGACGCCAAGCTCTTTTTGTACAAAGGGAGTAATTACGGCTTTCACATCACACCTTTCATCACTGATTGGGCTTTATCTGCTGCCCGGCATTCTCTGTTTAAGCACAACCATTTCCTGACGGCATAACACAGCAATAGCGGTCCTGGCACCAATTTGCTTACCAACCAGGTATTGCTTTACCTCGCGGCGACTCACGCCATCAAGAAGCATCTTTAACGCTTCACGGGACAATTTGTTGTATTTACGTGCCATTAATCTACTCCGCGGAACCATACAATCTACGTAACGTGTCGGCGACAGAAGATACAGATATCTCTCCGGTCGCAGCCCCTACGGTAAGGTCTGCCAGTTCAGGTGAATCAAATACCTGCACCCCGTTACGGCGTAGAAATAACAGCGCACTGTTTAGCGCGGTACGCTTATTGGCATCATTGAATATATGCCCTCTCGCAGTAGCCACCAGGTAGGTTGCGGAGACTTCGAAAAGGTCGGTAATCTCTTCGTACACAACTCTGGCCTGGACTCTCCCGATAATGGCCTCTGCCCTGCCCGGATCTGACATGCCAGGCAGGCCGCCGTAGCGGTTTATATTCGCATCATGAAGCGCAATAAGTTCTTCCGGTGATATATGCCTCATTATCGGTTAACCAGTTCCTTGTTGGTGGAGTCCAGGGTGTCAAACAGGGATGCAAATTCAGCATCCAGCGCCGCTTTTTTGTAGGCTTCGAAAGTAGCCTTGCTGACAATTACTGCTGGCTCACGGCCTCTGCGGGTGATTTCAACCTCTTCCCCGGCTTCAACATTGTTGAGCACTTCAGAAAGGTTGCCGCGCGCGGTACGGAAGTTAATGGATTGCATAAACACCTCGTGTACTCGTTATGTGTACACAATCATAAACCTCACAGGCATAAAGCACCAGCCCTTTGCAGCTTAAATAACCGGACAATCATCAAACTCCCCACTTCGGGCATCATTGATGACATGAGTGATCACACCAAAAACAGCATTACTGCCCGTGCATCCATCGTCATCTACTGGTAACGCCTCTTTCTTCCCGGTGCTTAAATCCTCCAGGTGCTGGCGCGGATACTTCCTGTATCTCTTTATGCGATATTCACCCTCCATAGCGCAGACAAGTAGCGAACCATCAACCGGAGTAAGTGAGGAATCGACCACCAGCAAAGCACCCTGCAATATTCCCTCACGGTGATGGCTATCAGCTGCCCGCATGAAGTAGGTTGCTGATGGATGCCTGATTAGTTGCTGATCAAGAGAAATTCGGCTTTCAACATAATCCGCCGCAGGAGAAGGGAAGCCCATAGCGTTTTCACCTCAATAATACTGTTCATTTATACAGTATACATTAAAGGGACACCTTTGGTGCAAACGCGTTACGTACATCAACCACCGCTGATGATTTTGTGCTCTTTGCTACTATTCATCACCAACGGATCAGCGTAACCTCGTTGCCAATCAGTTAATAAGGAATTAGCTATGCCTAATCGCATTCCTCTCGATCCTGTATTGCCCAAGAATTTTGACTGCACTCCTAACGAGAAACGCTCTAAAGCTCAGCTGGACGCCTGGTGGGACCATCCCTATGGGGTTACAGAACATGACGGGAAAATTGTTGTTTATTGTCTGAATGGTGGCGCGTGGGACCGTCCATCCGTGCTTGGTTTGGCAAATAACTATGATGAAGCCTGTGAACTTGCCGAAAGACAGCAGGCTAGATGGGTGAAAACACGTTCTGAACCGACATTCATGTTTTCAAAAGAACCGCCATTTATACTGGCGAGGATGCCGCAGCGACCGGATCATCAACAAGAAATTGTTGCTGAATTTTCCTCAAGGGATGAGATGAATCTCTTCTCATTAAAGCAGGAAGAAAGGGATCGCGTCGAAGTGTCTCCAACTCTCGACCACAACCGGATGAACCTGGCCCAACTCGCCTGGTACAGCAAAGAATTAGAGATGTCTATTGCCCGACTTGAAAACGAAAAAGCCGCTATCCAAGCCCAGCATGAAGTAGTTCTGAACCGGATTAGAGAAATGCAAAACGATAATAGAGGCTAAATCGAGGTAGAAAACACATTGTTTAAGGCCACTAATTGTGGCCTCAAAGGGGAGAGATGCTTATTGGCTATGGCTAAAAATCAAATGAGACACTTCATGTGGTTGTAGCTCGTCAAGATCCGGGGCCACAAAACCTTTTCCGAAAGACTTCACAAGTAATTCACCAGCCGCATCATTGTCACCTATTACACGAAAGTCATACGGCAGCATCGCAAGTTGACGGCGTAATCCTGCGGAGAAAGTCGAACCTAACAGCGCCCACGAATTGCCGCCCGCATTGTGTACAGCTGCGCTCTTAAAAATAGACTCAGTTATCCATATTGGGCCATCTTTTAAAGGAAGATAGGTTCCCCAAAGTAATTGTCTGCCGTGTGATCGCGTGAAATACCGGGCCATCTTCGGATTGCTATGCTGCTTAGGAGCACCTGGTCTATATGTCTGATACCCAGCCAACATCCCATCAAACCTGTATAGAGGGAATGTAACTACTCCTTCGCTTTCATCGATCCACTGTCTATATGGGTGTATATCATGGCGGTAGTTACGAGTTAGCAAATGAGCTTCCAGCTTTCCAAATTTTGTCATATTCCGTTCTTCCTGCATACTGGGCATGTGTTCTCTGTGAAATATGGGAAACTATTATCCAGCTCATCTACCCACTGTTTATGGTCGAAGCAGAAAAATATCTCCCACGGCATTCCATATTCTTCCATCCATAGGCGGATCTGCATTTCTATTGGAATCGGCGGTATTGCAGACACCATATCAACAGGATAACAGTTCAGACGACGTTCCAGTTCTTCTACTCTCTTCTGGAGATGAAATATCCGATCCAGATGCACACGCCGCTCCCGTGCCATTTTAAAATAAAGCTCGCCGGTCATCATTAACTCCTACATTCAGGGCAAGAGTTCCCTTCCGCAAAATAGGGGAAACTGCTATCAAGCTCATCACACCATCTGCGATGGTCGTAGCACCAAAACGCCTCCCACGGTGCACGGAAATACTTCATCCACCAGGACACTCGATCAGGTATATCTGCTGGTGGCAGCTCTTCTGGCAATAATTTGCCTGATAATTCCCTTTCCGCCCGCGCCAGCATTCCTTTTAGACTCGCATTCTCTTTTTCAAGAATATCTATGCGCGCCTGTAACTCAGCTTTCGTTGGCATGGTCCACCTCATGTTTTTCAGCCACCAGCGGCAATAAAGCCCTGGCCATCTTATGAACCAACAGAGCATCGATAATGCCAAGCGTATGCCCCGGCTTAATGTTTAATGCCGCCTCAAGGTGACACCTTTCCAGGTCACTTTTCTCGGCTTGTTTATGATGATCTGGCGTAATAACGTCGCCCAAAACACGGCTAATTCTTTCTCGTAATTGCTGGGTGCCAGCACACTTGATCGCTGTATCGTGGAGACGGTTAACCAGTTCGCGATAAACATGCGGCTTAATGCGGATACGTTCACCGGTGACGCCCTTTCCTGGCGCTGGCACCGAACTATCCGGAATATCCGGATAGTTGCCAGCCTCGTAAGCTACCCGCAGCCAGTGCATGAATGTTTCAGTGGACACACAACCACAGTCCACATCGATTTTTCCGCGTTGCTGTTCCAGCCACTGCTCAAAATTCAATCTACACGTATTACTTTCATGTTGCTCTTTTTGTCTCAAGGCCAGCACCTGTTGGGCCAGTTCCAGAACGATACCGGGTGACGCTAACCTCTCAAATTCCAATAAATAGTTTGCGTCAGGATGACAAGTAGCCTCGCCTGCAAAAAATACCAATTGCTGTAAGTATGCTGTCGTTAGAGTAGTCATTTCTTTTTGCGCCATTTCTTTTCACATTCCTTAGTCCATTTTTCAATGTTCATTTTGGCAATATCAGTCATTCCATCACCTAAGAAATACTTTTTCCGGTACGTCTTGCACTTAAACCACACTACAACAGCCACCAGCCAGAAAATAAAAGGCCATACGGCAATACCAACTCCAGCCGCGATAAAGCCCAATATCCATAAATGAAGCTCTCCAACTTCTGTTTCCGGCAATATTCTTAAAGAATTAAACAGCAGGCTGAACGAATGGTCGTATGCATTGGCAGTATAAGACATGCAATCCATATAATTAAAGTCATAGCCTGCGGCTGCCGCCCATAATGGGCGGTCAAGAAAATGTTTTAGTGTCATCATATTAATTTAAGGTTCAGACCAGTTATCTTCAATAGCAATGCTTAATCTTTGTAGCCATTCTGCTAATTTCAGCATTGCTTCTCTTTCGCTTAAACCACACGGAAAATCATCAAGCGATATTGTTGGCTTGAAGTTTCCCAAATTATCCATTTCAACGGTCAGATTTTGCTCCAGAACGGTATTTCTTACGCGGCTATTGTGCCGAAGCAAATATACTGAACGTGATTTATTGGTTTTGTGGTCGAACGTATATTCGGTAAGTATCATCTGACTTCCGCCATGATTATTACCGCGCCACATAATTACTCCGTGTTAATTGAAATTTAGCTATTAATCTTCACTTTTATCGCGAACACCTTTACCGGTTTATCACCGAAGTGTGGATGTGTGATTGTTTTTATTTCATATCCGTTATACGGGACGTCAATTCTGCGACTGAAGTCTTCGCGCTTCGGATATCCCTTTGTGATAATCAGGCGGTCATACTTACGGTTAACGAGGCGCTTATTCCAGTAGTCATTACACAGGCGATACTCTTCCGTTTTCTCCCCGCGAATCATGGCATCGAAGTATTCACCTTTAACGGCAAGTTGCAGGTTAGCCATTACCTCACCTCCAGTCTCCATACCGCCTGACCAATCCGGCTGGCATGGGTATCTTTGGATACTGTTCCGTCTTTAGCCAGCTCCATAAGAATTTTGCGCAAATCTGCCGAACGCCATTCTTCATCAGGAAATTCCTTCTCCATTGCCAACCGCAGATTCCAGGTTGCCATCCTGAATGGATATTCCCCGCCGAGAGCTTTATCTTGCAGGGCAGCCCGGGAACGCATCACCTGCAAAACCTTCTCTTTTACATCCATCATTTCGCCTCCTGCGGCGGTTCTGGTAGCGGCATCCAGAACAAGGCGTTCCCTAACCACGATAAAGTGCCGTCGCTCAACTCCACGTATTCCCCTTGTACCTGTCCTGCCATATACTCGCCGTGCTTTGAATAAATTAAAATCCAATCATCTTGAGGGGGCATTCGCTCACTACAGCTTATCCAACCATCCGGAGTTACCGGAGAGTTGCCTGCCAGTCTACGCAAAACAGCCTTAACAGCCTCAATACGGTCATCATCGTAACTTTCCGCCGTATCTATGCGGTCGAGCATGATGATTGCGTTATCAATATCAGGATTGCCGGTCCACTCATTACCGCGATTGGATTCGGCAGCCTGGTTGCCGCGTACTGGTTGATTGTCGGCTTTACCCAGTCTGTCGTCGCTGCATGAATGCCCTTCCAGCCAGGCCAATGCTTGTCGCATGAAATACGCAATATGTTTGCCGTGGTAATCGTCTTCATCGATGTGAAAAGCGATACTACGAATGTATTCAATTGCGTTTTCAATGGCCTCTAACGCTATCGGCGCTGGCGGAGTGGTATATAGTTTTCGACATTTGTATATCCAACCGGCATGGTCAGGCGTGTCTGTAAAACGCAAATCGTCTTCGTAGCACTCACGACTACGTTCTTTCCATTCCGTCCACGGAACACCGCTATTCCAGGTGGGGCGAGTGCAGGACTGATACAGAACAGGCTCTGCTTCCAGCGATGCCAGCACGATACGCGCCAGTTCTTCCGCTTCTTCTGCTGGCAGTACAACGTTGCTATCAGGTCCGTATGTTTCGCGCCACTGCTTGATTGTCAGCAGTCGCTCTTTGGTAATAGTGATCATGCCGCGTTTCCTTCTTTCTTATTAACAATTACACCGTCATATATTTCATTAAGGTGCCCTCTCAACTCCATGCGCCTTAATTCAGATAACATGTAATCGCATTCAACCTGCTTATTCCCAATAAAAGGTTTATCTTCAGGGTTACCCCAACAACAATTACCCTTGGGCCACCCATGTACTTTCCGTACTCTTCCGTTAACAACGTGAAGTAATCCCCAGCCAGGTGGTAAATCCTCAATTGAAATAATTCCCGGCTCACTAATAAAGAATCGCCAGTCGCCCATTCCAAGAGACGGATTTTTACGAAAACGCTTTTTTCTATCTGCCAACAAGTCAGCACGAGAACACTTCGCCTCTATCAGGCATGATGCTGAATTTCTGAACCCCATAGCATCTGGCTGTTCTCCGGTACTGGTTACAGCTATAAAGCGGTCATGAAAACAAACCTTGAACCCGTTGCGCTTAAGGAACTTGTACGCAATCTGACAGAGTTCGCGGTGTGTTAACGCCATATCACTCTCCTTTAGTGCGCAAATGGTTTTTCCAGCGGTTTTGCGCCGCGCTGGGCTTTTTGCAAAAACCACAATCCATCATCCCGTAATATTTCATCAACCCCATCCGTCGGTTGCTGAGTCTCACCCACTGCCAGACGCCAGGAGCGTTTCTACGAACTAACAGAATCTTTGCTTTACGGTTTTTCATCTTACTGCGTACCCTTTCTTCCGCCTATTCTGTGACGCAGTAGGCTTACGCTTTGCGGCAAAAGCCACCTGACCAAATGGATGGAGTACCGCTATCTTATGGTTGCTAATAACCAGCTCCACCACACGCACAGGTCGCTGTAAAAAAAGTCGTTTTGCCTTACGGTTTTTCATCGCTTTGCTCTCCTGCGTCTCTTTGCTGCTCGTCGTGCCGCTGCAATACCGGTATGGCGGCGCTTTGGTGCTGGGGTGATGTTGTCAGCCATCAGGACCTGTGGCTTTGCAATTAGCGCAGAAGCCCAAAAACGAGTCGGGTACGGTAACAAGCCAATACATGCCACACGCACTACTCACCTCCGTTGATGCGAATGCCTGTTGCAATGCTGTTTATGATGCTGTCAGTGCATGGGGTAGAAAGCTGGGCATCTCCAGCAATTTTCATGACATCAACATCTGCATATCGAATACCGAGGTGTATCAGACCGGCTATACCTGACTTAAGCCGAGCATTTTCCATAAACAGATCCTTTGCCCGCTGTTTTTCTGCCTCAAGCTCAACGCGCAACTTCCCTACCGTTAGCGCAATATCCTCGTTCTCCTGATCGCGGGATTTGATGTATTGCTGGTTCCTTTCCCGTTCATCCAGTAGTGCCAGCACGGTTTCTGGTCCGGCCAGAAATTTGAAGGCGTTGAGCGCATCAATATCCACACCGTAATCTTTAAGTTCCTGTTCACTTAACAAATCATCATCAGCTGGCAACATTAACAGGCGTTCCATTGCTGGAATTGCACGTTCCGCCGCCTCACGCAGTGCCTGGTAATTAATTTCGCTCACTGGTTGCCTCCTTTGCGAAGCTGGGCAGCAAAGTCAACTAACCACTCAGTCATTTCAACCTTCCCTACCAGGTCTGAACCAGGGTGCATACAGCAATCACTCTGCGCCGCTTTGAAATCCTTATACTCATATTCTTGGGCCACCAGATTTTTTGCAGCTCCTATAGCAGCATCCACCCCCTGCGCCCGAACTTCAGCCAGGAAAGCGTCGGTGGCTGGAATTTGCGGCATCCCTCCGTCTGTTGCGCAGATATACGCATCAGATATTTCATCCTGCTGGCCATCAAACACGTAGCAACAGCCCCTGATAAACAGCTTCATTGAGGCATTCTCCACTGCCAGCGCCGTGCGATTACCATCCAGCTCTGCAATGCGCTGTTTTGCGGCATCCAGTTCAATCGACAATTTTTCCAACTGCTCTTGATGCTTCTTGTATTCCTGATATGCGTGCCAAGACTGACCTTTGCGCACACTATCAGTGATATCAGTAATCTGTTCTGGTGTTAGCGTGGTCAGTGGCTGTGATGGGAAAATAAGCACTTTCCCGGAATCCCAATCAAAACCAGCGTGAATTGACTGAACCTCAACTGAAGGTGTTGAACCAATGCTGCCAGGCGAATGAACAACGATCGTTACATCCATATCGCGACGATGGCTGTGGTTGTTGGACAAAATACGATTCACCAACTCAGAAAATTTGGAAAATTTCATGCTGATTCCCCTTTCTCTGCTCTCTCCTGTCGGAACATCACTATCATCAGGTCGCCTTTTGTCGCTATCCTGGCTGTTGTACCTGGTTCAATGCGGCTAAGCTCAAATGCGTCATAGAACGCTTCTAATGCCTTCTGGCGTAGTTCCTGTTTGCGCCGTTTTTTCCACTGTTTTAGGAAAATGGAACCCAGCCATCGCCATGTACGGGACATGATGTAAAGCCAACCGAGAAGTGCCAGACCGGTATTTAGGAGCGTATCGATCGTTATTGTCGTGTCGATATTCACTGGCTGCTTCCTTTGCGAATCTGTTCCGCCCATTCTTCAAGGGATTTCTCCGCATATTCACCAGACAGGCCATCAATCGGATGCGCTTCATTAGCCAACTCTTCTTTCGCTGACAAAATCATGCGTGTAACGTCGAAAACTTCACGCAAAGACTTATTGATAAATCCGTGATTGAACGCAGCAGCAAGACGGCTGGCGGTATAGTTAATCCCCTCGTTGCGTGCTTCCGCACGTACTTCAGCAAGGAAAGCATCGGTGGCTGGGGTTTCGACATTAGGTCGAAGCTCATAATCACAAACTCTTTCAATCCATGGTGATACTCTGTCGCATTTCCTCTTCTTGCGTTCACCGACCTTGGTTGCCTGCTGAATAATTACCCCCCAGCAAATGCTTTCGACCTCTTCGCTCCATCCATCGCAAGCATCGCCTCTATAGTCGTCAATTGCAGCCTCAGCAGCAGCGATAGCCTCCTCAGCAGTTTTGTGACACTCGAAACTAAATTCAGAGCCATATGAGAAATACATAGCCCCGGCCTTAAGCCCCGCATTCTCCGCCACCAGCGCCGCGAGATTAGTCTCAAGCTCTGCAATTCGACACATAGCATCAATATTTGTGTCCTCCAGGCGCTTAATTTCACCAAGCAGCTCCAGTGCAACCTTTGGGTTGAACGCGGCAACATAACGAGCGTTGTTCTCTGCATTTTTCTGTCCATCAAAGCCGGTCCATTTGATAACGTCTTCACATCGTTCATCACCGGGCGTGTGCACCGCATAAGTACCAGTATCCGTCGAAATAAATGCGACCCATTCATCTGGTGTTGCCTTTTCTGCCGCCTCACGCAGTACCTGATAGTCAATTGTCATTCTCGCCATCCTTCACAGTTGTAATCACTACAGCCTTCAAAATCATATGGGCTGTACTGCCAAGTTATTTTTCCGCAATGCGGACAATTCCAACGCACCTTCCCGCTTCGCGACTTCTTTCTTCTGTTCTGCTCTTTCAACCAGTCAGGCATGACCAAACCTGCGCCCTGAACCATTGTTCTGCGGTTAAAGTTATTGATATTGAACGTCCGACGCTTTGCTGCATCAGCAATGGAAAATGGCAACCAAACTATTCCTGGTTCGTTTTTGTTGGCGACGCTAAAGATGGTCGCTTTACTGAAGTCATCTGTTGGCAATCCACCGTGTTGAAGCCAGTAAACATCGTTGCCGTTCCAGCTACCTTTTTTGTAGGCCACATACGCAGTGCAATCTGACTCAATCAGGCTTTCTGTGGGGATGTACTGGCAATCAACGTGCCACACAGCCATTGCATCCACGCTATCAGCGCAAACAGGCTGATCGATATCTCGTCCACAATTCCAGGCTTTTTGGGCTTCTTCCAGCGTGTAAACATGAGCGCGATCGATATCAGAACTGTAACCATTGCCGTTATGGCAATGGAATGAGGCGTTATTACCCACAGTTTCACGCAAGCACATCATGTAAAAGCGGTTATTCACTGGTTGCCTCCGCTTCCCACGTTTTCAGACTTTCACCACAGAACGGGCAAAATGAAACTCGAATAGGCGATTTAGAAAATTCACCAGACCGCAGCATGATCAGGTCTTGTGAATGAATTAATTCATGGTTATAGATTTTGTATTTCAGCAGACCTTTTCGCGTCGTGTATTCAGCGTCATGCTCCAGGGATTGTGCCAACGCCGCGCACGGTTCTATCTTGTTGCCATTAATTTGGCATTTTGACTCACTCACTGGTTGCCCCCTGAATACGCTCAAACTCGATTACCCACACCCAGGGATTAGCGTTCCAGCTTTCTTCACCATAGATGGATTCCCACAGGCGCTGGAACGCAACCTTGGCCATTGCGAAATCTCCCTTGGGAGTTAGGAATGTTCCCGGGTGATCAGGAAGCAAACTTCCAGCAGGCTGAACGCCCTCATCCCTTGCATCGCATTCGCTGATATCGTTCAACCGCTCAACGCGCACGTTGGTAATTTCCAACAGAATGCGTGATGCCCATCGCGGCATGTGAATTGATGGACGCCACCCACCATCAAACTTTTCATTCACAGTGTGAGGTTTCCAGTCGGCATCATCGGGTATCGACCATAAGCCGTAATCACCAGGTTTTTGCTCGCAACTGGCCCGATAAATCCTTGCTGCGTTCTTCTCATCGCCACGACAAAGGTTGTCGTTCCAGTCCACACTGCAACCATCCTCATTGCCTAATATCGCCCATGTTTCACGAACCCAAATTCGATCGCCGACGATACCAAAGGGGCAATTGAAAACACTGCTTACACCATCAGCCCCGTACCACTGAAAACCTGCACCAATTTTTCTAACCATCACTGGTGCTTCTGGACCAACTTCCGCAGGCTGATTTTTCATTATCCGCCGCGTCTGCGTTTTCCTTCCTTCGAGGATGGCCCGGACCATCTCATCGTTGAAAATCATGCCGCGCTCTTTCACTTCGCCTTTCATGCATCCCCCTTACCCATGTGCGACGATGCCGCCAAAAGTGATAGAGAACAGCCAGAAATAGATCGCGGCCATAATGATTTTGAATGCCGTGTTCATATTTTCAGCTCCTGTGATTGATTGGATACATGCCGCGTCTTGCGGCATGTTTTTATTTTCACTTTCTCTGTTTTAAAAATCAAGATTTATTAGAGCAATTATTGCTGATGGAGAAGCGCGTTTTCATACTCCCTGACCATTAACGTAAGTACGCCGTGTCTCCTGAAAACACGCGCCACTTCAATCTTATCTTCCAGCGCGAACGCAATTTTACTCAGACCAATTTTCTTAAGGAGATCAATCTTTGCTGGGCCGTCATTTCTGTCATCGGTGGCAGGACGCATAGATAGCAAAGGCTCAGCCCCGTTTGTTACGTACTTCCGCAGCCAAGCTCGTGTTTTATCCCTTGCGATCTCACAGCGCCCGGTTACAAACCAGACCGTGTAAACGTTAAATAACTGGCGCACCATATCAATAACTGGAGTGATGGGAGTATCGGTGTCACAGGCGAGATTAAACTCGTTCCAGTCCTTTGTTAATGCACCTTTACCTGGTGGCGGAAGCAAATGCAGTCTGTCTTCCGTTGCCTCCGATATCGTCCCATCAATATCTACTATGACGATATACGGACGTTCCTGGTGTGCGTGTTTATTGAAAATACTCAAATGCCCTCCTCATTGGACGAAAAAAATGCTGGTGGGACGCACTCCACCAGCATTAAAAGTGACACTGTAACTATCAGCGAACGTAAATAGTGCCGCCGTTCTCTTTTTCCCATGCATCGCTACGTGCATAGCAAACATCGAGAAGTCTTCTTGCCGCTGTTTCCTCTAAACCCAATTCGACAACCAACTGCTCATGACGGCGGGTAACCACATCAAACAGGGTATGCAGCCCTTTAGCTGCCAGATCATCAATAAATTCCGGTTCGAACGGCAGCTCTGCCTCTGCCAACATAACCTCTTGCGCCCACTCAACTCGACGGACCAGTTCCGGGCGGCGGCTTTCCATCTCTTTACAGATCAATTCATGGAAGAACTCTACCCAACCTTCCGGCTGGAACTCGCGGAAAATGGCCAACGGCTGGAAGTTTGGCATCAACCATTCGTTGATCCGGATATCAATGGCATAGCCCATGTCGCAGCAGAACTGATAAGCAAAGTCCAGCTTAGAAACGATATAAGGACGCTCGTTATTGAACTCTTTAGGCGATGAGATCCCATAAGCCAGGAGGCGCGGGAAGAAGGAGATTTGCCCTAACGTCGGATGAAGTTTGCTTGCAGGGAAACGGCGCTCAGTAATGCCATACATTTCCTTCTTGAGCGTCGCAAATTTGGCATTCTCATTAACCAGCGCGGTAACCTCTGCTTTTTTATTAGCAAATGCCACGCGCGCTTCGCTTGCATCTTTAATAGTTTTTTTGAGCTGTTGGTTAAGGTCGGCGACCTGCTTACGCAGTTCCTGTCGCTCGCTTTTAGCTTTGTTATAGCGTTTCTCAAGGTTAAAAGGATCAAGTTTCATGATCTCTTTATATTGAGATTTTAGCGTTGAAATCTGTGAGTTCCGCAGTTCAACCATCGCGGTCATTTCATTGAGTTTTGTTTCCAGCTCAATGCTTATACGTTCGGCATTATCAGCACGCTGGTTGGCGTCATGCGTCGCATCTTCGATCGCGTCCTGTTGCTGGCGTTTCAAATGTTCAATTTCCAGCTGAAGCTCTTCAATTTCTTTACCCTTCAGACCGAGATCCAACTGCATATTTTCAGCTGCATCTACCAGGGAGTTATGGCTATCAGCTTCTGCGTTATAAACATCAATAAGCTGTGCGTGAAGCATCTCCGCTGACTGAACCGCATTATCAAAAAAACGTGCTGTGAGGTCATCACAACTAACGCGGCGTTGCGCGGCCCGGATGTTCTGGATAATGGCCGGGATACCGGCATTCAGGACATCAGGGATAGATACATTTTCGATTGATTGGTTTTGTGCTGAAGTGCTCATTTCAAAGTTCCGTATTAGCTTGTGCTTCGGTCATTTTTCCTAAGTATGAAGGAGGAAGGACTACGCAATTTGTATCCAGTCCCTCACCTATGGCAGCCTGTAAAATTCTGGCTAAGGTGAGTCTCTTGTTGCGATACCTGGTGATGACATGCCTGATACCGCCGGTCGGCGTAACAAAGGCGATCAGCCAATAGTGATATTTCCGTCGGAATGGCCACATAGTGCACCTTATAGATTGCTCTAATAAAAAACGTGATGAGTGTACATCACGTTTTAAAAATATGGAATTATTAGAGCAATATTATTCTGGTTCCTGCTCAAAAAACGAGCTAATGAGGGGAAGCCAATCCTCTGACACTTCGCGAGGTCGCGGTTTGCCGTGGAAAAAAATTATTCGGCAGTCCTTTGGTAATGCCCCATTCCCCCTGGAGTAACGCGCGCTCGCATATTTTGAACCTGGTTCCACAACATCGGCCTTGTAACTTACAAACCATCCTGGATACAGATCCTGAAATGCTGGTGTATCATCGCCCATAACCTTCCGTAAGAACCCCTGATCACCCCAGCACTCAGTAGTGACACAACGAGAAATCCAACCTTCCGGATCTTGCCAGAATGAACTCCAGATATGCGCTTTTACACTATTTGGTATCCACAGGGCACCGCTGCCACGATATTGTGGATGGTAAAAATCCCTAAGCATGGTGAAGCTGGTTGGTGGATCCTCAAGGATTGGGCGTATATCACCGGCAATAACCGTGTCCAAATCCAGATAGAACAGATCATCGGTTATATCCGGTCGGAACAACTCGATTTTCGCCCACCAGCCACGGCACTTTTGCCACTGGTTGATCAATGGGACAACTTTGACGCCAGGTACATGTAAACGCTTCAGGTCTGTCAGGCAAATAATTTCATAGCCTTTTGGCAGTTGATTAACCAGCCACTGCACATCGGAAGCGTTATAGTCACCACCAGAGCGAAGAACTAAAGCAATCTTCATGCTGCACCATCACCTTTCACTTTCATCAATGTCAGGTTTCCGCAAAATACGGCACCAGTGTCGATATAATGCTGATTCCAGAATGTCTTCGGGCTTTTCACCGGAGTGTGACCAAAGATAAAACGATCTGCGCCCGAAATTTCGCCACCAATATCATCCATCGAATCACTGATACGCTCTCGCGCCCAGACAACGTTGAAAAGCGGCACCTCCTTACCGAATTGATATTCATTATCCGGATAGTCGGCATGGGCTATAACGATAGTTTCTTGCCCGGTGTTCAACTCAATGATATAGGGCAGACGCTTTACCAGCTCCACCAGCGCCCTGGCTAATATTTCCTGATCAGTGTCCAGCATGAAGAACCATTGTCCGCCATTCATTAGCCAGTTATTCACGTTGCCATCAGGACTTAACGCATCAATCATCAGCCGCTCATGGTTCCCCATCACTGCCCTGAACCAGGGCATCTGCAATAGTTCCAGACATTCGACATTTTCAGTACCGCGATCGATAAGGTCGCCGACCGATATCAGTAAATCCTGCGCCGGGTCAAAATCCACACGATGGAGTTCGGACATCAGTCTGGTGTAGCAACCATGCAGATCACCAACAACCCAGACATTCCTGTATTTGGTACCGTCGATACGGTGATAAATTGTTGGTGCCATCATGTATTCTTCAGCCATTCTTTAAGAGTCATCTGCGGAATACCTCCCATTTTCCCGCATGAAACAACGTCAATCTGTTCACGCGCAGACTGGAATAACAAAGGCAGGTGACTTAGATTTTTTGGCGTGCCGCCGGAATGAACGCGTGGTTCTTGCGTAGCGTCAACGCCCACCAGGGCTACATGTTTGAATCCGATATGGAAAGCCAGGTTCAGAGCACCATATGCACTATTGCCGCTGGCAATTTCATTCTCATCTTCGCAAAGGCCGAAATGTGCGGACCAGCGCCACGCCCACCACTCGGGAGAATTCGTATTTTTTGGCTCCGTGCCGCGCTCAGCCACACGACGGAAGCACAAAACGCCGTCTCTGACCTCACGTTCTTTAACATCGGGTAGCGCCATGCAATAACAAACACCACGGCGACGGCGGCCACGACCAACGCGCCGCATATTGTCTGGCGATGGATCAAGGGTGAAAAAATAAGAAGCGCGGTTAAGCCAGTCGATGGCCCCATTGACCGCTATAATCGGCACTCCGCGCGGCGCAACAAAGTTTGCGGCGCTTGGGCCACTGCCGACGATAATAACGCGATCACTGCCTCTAAATTTATTCTTGGGAAACATTGAATTGCACTGCTCCTACTTGCATTCAAAATATGTAAATCTGCGTGTTTTTTGCGGGTATCCAGGAACTGCTGTTGCCATTTTGAAATAGACACCTGCGTTGGATTCCGTAGAGCTTGAGGGTGCGCACCATGCCAATGAAGGCCGTTTTGCAGAGAACAGTCATAGCCGACTAATACCACTACTTCAGCCCCTGATTCAGCCGCCAGACTGATAGCCTGCGCGCCGCTATTTACCCCTTCCGCCGGTCCACAATATCGCCTGTACTCCAACGAAAATGATTTCGCCGCCGCCAGGTTGGCTGTCACTTTGCGGAACCTCCCTCCCGGTATGGTGGAACCGTATTGCTTCCACCATGACAAATCACCGGCGTATAAGGCATAAATGTCATCGAACATCTGCCAGGAATTGTTAACCGCGATGATTGAACAGCCAGTTTTTTCTATAGCAGCACAGTCCTCACGAGTGAGTGACGGACCGCTACCGACACAAAAAACAGTCCTAGTCGCCCTGGGTGGTATGTTCATTCTCAGCTGCAAATTCAGCCTCCAGGCGAGCATTCATTTCAGCGATTACAGGGTCCACTACAGCATCTGTTTCCTGTTTATTACGCGGCATGACCGATGCCAGCGACTCATAATTAACCTTGGATGACACGATTATTCTCCCGATGTTAAAGTGCACTACCACAAAGAGCGTATATGCACTAATTAATTTATTATTTTAAGCAGCATGCAACCACTTATCGCCGTTCAATACATGCTCAATAGCCTCACCCTTTTTAAGGCTTATGTATTCCAGGATGGCGGTAATCGCTTGTTCTGCACCATACGCAAGAACAACGTAGTAGCCTTCCTCTCTAAGCCTGCGCATCCAGGCGATCTGCTCTTTCGTCGGGGCTTTACCATTTGGTTCTTTAAGCTCAATTCGCATGCCGTGATAAATACCGCATGCTTTATCGAGACTCATGTCCGGATAACCTTTTTTCTGCCCTTCAGCCTTCATTTTCCCGGCGGTTGCTTTTGAACGCTTCCCTCCGTTAGGCGTTGCATGCAACAGCTCATAAATTTCAGGGTAATTGCGCTCGAAGTAATCAAAAATGAAAACCTGTTCGTAGTGCTCGCAATTTCCTACTCGCAGATCAGGATTTTTTGCCAGTGCTGCAAGCGCCTTCGCATGTGGCGAAACTTCTTTTACCGGGGCAAGTGATAAGAACGGATCCTTTTTGGGCTTTGGCTTAACCCATCCTTTCTGTCTGCGCTTACTGAAAGCCAGATACTCTTGCTCAGTAAAGCGCAACACAATCAGTCAAATCCTGCCGGTCGCATGCCATATTTACGCTGTTTTGCGGCCTGCTCTTCCCTGTGCCATTGCGCACACTCAGCGTCACAATAGATGCCTGATTCAATCGGTTCATTGCAGTAACGACACTTCCCTGTAAATACCTGACTCACGACCTGTGCCTGCTTTCTGATGTTATCGATGGCCATGTCTTTGAGAGCTTCTAACTGATTCATGCTCAGCTCTGCATCATCAACACGTTCTGCCAATTTTGTTTCCTCATGAAGAACCTACTTAAAGGCAGAATGATACATTTCACAACCAAAATTGCACTAATAATTTTCTTTTATTGAGTTAAATGATCAACAAATGACTAGCGGTAGAATCACCATCATCTATTTCTGGCAGGCTGACTATGGCTACATCAATCACTACAACCCAAAGCACCCGGCAATATCCTCTGTCGCGGTATGACGACCGCAACATAGCCGATCCAATACTCAGGGCAGAGCTACGCAAAGAGGTGATGCTTATGTGTGAATCGAACGACAAGAATCTGACGATTTATTACGTTCTTCCCGATGAGCAATATCGCCCGGATTTGCTGGCTTACCGTATGTGGGGCATAGCAGAGCTACGCTGGGTTGTGACGCTCGCCGCCGGGCTTGAGGATGAGTCTCAGGGTATGACTGTTGGCAAAAAATTAAAACTCCCACCTGCCACATGGATCCGCGAAATGATTCGCCATTTCCAATATGACGGCCAGGTGATAGGGACATTATCCATTGCGTAAGGGAAATGAATGCCAACTGAATATGCTCGCGACAACCTTGGTCGCTATCAGACTGATGGATTAAGTGCAAAAGACTTTAACAAGGTCTTCGATCTTATCCGTAAACAGCAGCGTCAGAATCGGCGAAACGCGCGACGTACACTCACCCCAAGGATTATGGGGATGCGTAACCGCGAACTTGAGGCATTCCTCAGCCTTGGGAAAAAGAAAGATGGCACCTACTTTACGCCCGAAGATATACGCAGCTTCAACACCTCAAGGCAGGCTCATAAAACAAAATTCAAGAGCACTGTACCCGGCATTACCTATGCTCAGCTGGTGGCGCAGTCCACCAGCATTGATATAAAACGCGCTAACAACAAAGTTTCTGATGGCACAGGGATCAAAGCCGCGACATTTCTCGGGCTAAAACACAACCTTGCATTGATATCTGTTAATGCCTCGGATGAGTCTGTCCACCAGCATCACCGTGTCAGAATTCGATTTGAGGAATGGGATAAAGCCGTTGAGGATATTGCTGAAGACGGTGCGAAAAAAGCTCGAATCGCTGCCGATCTCTGCAAGGGCCGGGTATCTTTCGACTGTGATTGTGGACGCCATCAATACTGGTACCGTTATATGGCCACGGCTGGTAACTATGCTGTCGCACCGCCAAAAGAGTATGCATTCCCCAAAATCCGCAACCCTGATCTGACTGGTGTGGCTTGCAAACATGTTTTGCACGCTATGACGCGTTTTCAGTCTCCCACATGGCACAAGGCCATCATTATTGCCCTGGAAAAAGCAGCTGAACAGGTGGCCTTCGGCGATGACAAGCGGAAGACAACAACCTATTTCAAAGGCGAACTGGCTAAATCGCTCGCGCGCAACCGGACAACAACGACGGATCAGGCTAAAGCGGCGCGTGAGTATGAGTTATATCTGAAATCTCAGGATGCATTAGGCAAAAAACTACGCGCCAAAGATAGCGCCACGGACAACGTTCGCCGGTTGTTAAAAAAAGCTCGCACCACGGCAAACAGGAAGAATGCCGAACTAAAAGCATCGCGGGTGAGGGAAGCCCAGGCTCGCGCTGAAGCCGACGCTCTCAAAAAAGCCCTGCAAACGCAGGCGAACAACCTCATAAAGTTTTTCATGAGTCAGGGAATGGACAAGGCCGCTGCCACCGCGCAGGCGCGAAGCATTCTTGAGACACAAATTAATGAAGCCCGTAAACGGAAAGGATAATCGATGGCTGGTTTCTTTGATGACATGTTTGAGGACACAGAACCATCACAACAAGTGACTGGTGATAACCTCCCGGACACCGAATCGGATCCGGATATTCCAGGCGAAGGTTCTGAACTGATTGAAGAGGAAGATATTGATGCTGAAATCGAAACCGATGGTGTTAACGTTGGTAATATTGTTGATCCTGTGGAGGACAATCACCTTCCCAATCTGGATCACGGCCTGCTTAGTGATTCTGGTGTGCGCCACCGTTATCAAGGTCATGCAGTTTTTAATAACCTTGTGCGGATGGACTGGCTCAAAGCAATCAAGCTAGACCCTGACTCATTCGATGCAGTTCTGTATCGCGCAATACCTTACAGAAACAAAAATGCACCTGAAACGGTACCTGAAATAATAGAACCGAACCAACGCATATATGACTATCAGGATCCAGAACTGATAACGGCCCTCGACTGCCCGGATGAGATGGACGCCTTCTACGCGCTATACGACGGCAGTGATAATACGGGAATTAGCGACAGTGCTTTAATCCTTCGGTTAGCCGCCGTCAATGTGCCAGTGGGTTCTATGCTCGAATGGCTGGAACAGCTGTCAGACGGCACAACCATTCGCCGCTTCTGGTACATCCATAAAATATTCAATTACGGCACTGCCAGGGTAGGCAGTTTGTTTTATTGCGTGCCTTCACGCGCCTTTGAAGGGAATTTCATCGGTGATTCTGAATAATCAGGAATGGCTACTGGCCATCTTTAAGAAAAAAGGTCTTACTCCAACCGGTAAGCTGGAATTTGCCACTATTGATGGCATTGATTCGGCGCTCGCACAGGCTTTAAACGAAGCGTTCGACTCACAAGTTGTCAGCTTTAATGATCGCATTAACCAGTCGTTCCGGGAGTTCCTGAAACGCACACCAAGAGATCGCATAACGCTCGGCACTTTTAGTGATGTGAAGGAGTGGTTGTCGTCATTTGAAGCCGATCGCGCCGGGCGCAAAGATACAGCCTCTGCTGGCCCGGTAAATAAGCTGGCAATGCCGCTTGTGAATCTGTCTCGTTCTCCCGCGTTTTCAATTTATGAAGGTGAACTGTGCCGGGATAATTACGATGAAGGGCATGTCACCAATGAAAATGATGAGATTGAAGCCCTGGTATCGACTATCCCTTTCTCACTGGAATATTCGCTATGGATAGCCAGTGACGAGAAGGAATCTCTTGGGATGGTTACAACTGCATTAGCATTCTGGCTACGAATGTATGCCAGCCTCGGGCAGGCATCTTTCACTCACAGAGCCAATGTCGGCGGTTATGAGATACCGGTTACCTGTTACATAGAAGGGCAAAAATCAATCGCATTTCAGGATCTGACCACCGGCACCGCCGATAACAGGCTGTTCGCGGTTGGATTGAACCTCACAGTAGTGGCGGAGCTTCCTATCCTGGCTTATATGCAGCAAACCACCGGCACCATAACGGTAAAAGCGAAAATTCTGGAGGAATGAGATGGCCACAAAGACCACCACAGCCCCAGAAACTGATTCAAAACGCACTCAGCTATTCCTGCAATCTGTTTCAATTGGGCAGAACGAAATCCCTCGCGAAATGATCGTAGGATGTACCTATGTCGAACCCGGGGAGCTATCTGGTCCCCAGCTTATGCTCATGGTCAGGGATTCAACGGCTTACGTGGTCAATAAGCTGGGGGTGAAATTTGGTACAATACTGACAGTTTCACTTGGTGATCCGGAAGGTCATGGCGGCATCCTCTTCTCGGAAGAGTTCTTTGTTCTTAAAGCGCCGCGCAAGGACGATACTGTACTGATTTACGCGTTTAGTAACCCGGTGCGGTTATTAAAAGTTCCGTCCACCAGCGCACAGTATTTTGTTGATAAGCCCCCATCAGCCGTAGTTTCCTCTCTTGCCCCTGGTCTGAAGGTAAATGCTGACTCATTCAGAAAAACATCCACATACCACCTAAATGTTGGAGAAAAACCGACCAAGGTATTGCAGGAGATAGCCCGGGATACCGGTTCTATGTGCTGGGCATCCAGGGGGACGATCAATTTTAAAAGTATGGAAAAAATGGCAAACGCCGCTCCATCGCTTACTTATGAGTCCGCCAATCCCAACACATTCGGATTTACAATTAGTCAGTTCAACATCCTGAATGCCGATTATGAATACCAGCGCCGCCACAATTACAGAATGGCCAGTTATGACATGACCAAAGGTGTGGTTTACTCAGGTAACCAGGAAGACCCCATTAAATTTACGAGCAATCCCGATCCTACCGCGCTGGCGAACTACAACAAATTCATTCTCCCCCGCCTCGATATGCTGGTGGAAGGAAATGCCGCGCTAACTCCGGGTACGACGCTGAAAATTGTCGTGCATAACACGGCAGGTGACGGAGAACTCGATGAATCTATCCCTGACAAAATGATAGTGATGTCCGTGACTCATTTCGAAGACCGCTTCCGTTTTGTCAGCCGTGCACAGTTAGGAGTGGTAAATGGGTAGTTTGACAGGGAAGTATCGGGCTGTAGTGGTAAGCGTCGATGACCCTAAAGGTCTGATGCGTACACAAATACGCGTTGTCGGCATGATGGATGGGTTACCAGATGCCTCATTGCCGTGGGCAGAAGCTATATTGTCCAATGCAAACACGTTTTCACCATTTCTGCCCGGCGATAAAGTATGGGTAGAATTTCCCTACAATGGGGATTCTCGATGGCCATTGATAATCGGTTATGCACAGGATGCATCCGGTGGCGCTCCCAATGTGCCGCCTGAAGCGTCAGGACAAGGTGAAGGCTATGTACCGCCTGAAGTCGAAGGTGCACCAGCACAACCATCAACCAGCGCCAAAAAAGACTTTATTTCGTCGCGGAACGGACTAATGGAGGTCCGGACGGCGGGCGGAGCCTGGGCCGTTACGCACTTGAAAAGTGGAACAACAATCGGGTTCAACGAGGCCGGGGAGTTATATGCCATTTCTCAAGGTCCGGCATTCATCTCTTCCGCAGGAAATCTCGATATAAAGTCAGGCGCGGATGTCGCCCTGAAGGCGGGGGGAAGTATGGCGATAGAGGCCAGCGGGAATCTATCCATAAAAGCCGCTCAAGTCTCTGTTGACAAGGCTTAAGAAAAGCCCGGCGTTCGGGCTTTTCTGTTATGACGGGTTCAATTTTTTATCCGTTACCGCACGACGGTTTCTGCGTGATAAACGTCTCAAGCATCTTTTCCGCAATTGCCGACCAGGTGTGACACTGGACCTTTTCAGCATTTTTCACGCGATCAACGCGAGCAATAACCTCATCCCAATCAATCCGCGACTTGATAACCATATGGTTCACCAAAGCCAGGCGATCTGGCGGAAGGCAATCGGGAGGCGTTAATACCAACGCCCCGCACATTGCCGCCTCAAGAACAGTTAATCCAAGGCTTTCGGGATGCGTAACGATAAAAACGTCACTCTTACGCAATTCAGCTGCAAATTCGGTTGCTGGCACCGGCGTCCGCCTGTATGGAGTTACCGAAATATTCCCCGGATCAATGGTAACCAATCCGTCATCAGTCAACGTTCTGGCCTCATACGGAACGGTCAGACGCTGAAGGTTCATAAGGATACTTAAGGAGTGATCAAAACCACTAACATCAAATGCAGCGTGGTCTACAAAAATACGCAGAACATCGTCTGTTTTGGTTTCCAGATGGAACAGCTCCTGATTCGCTGCCCATCCAACATGTTTGTTAAAGCGATTATGACGTTCTAACCGACCGGGATTATCCAGGTACCGCCAGGTATCATCGCGGACAGTAAAAGTAATATCGACTGGTGCCGAATCCAGCATAGAACCGTCATATACCTGGGCTACCCATCCAGAGAATCGGCGACACAGTTGCATGCCTATTTCCCTGGGTACCGTAGTAAAATACCTCAATCCTGGTGCCAAAATGGCCTTCGCAGAACATGCTGTCGCAGCAGTCAACACAGCTTCAACATAATCCTCGGGGCTTTCGACGCCAGGGGAATATGGACGATGGTATTGCAATGTTACCCCTGCCTCACTAAAGGCGCAGGCCAGGTTATAAGACCACATTTCCGTATATGTTTTCACATCACTGATGGCTGCAAATTTTCGCCCAATGATCAGGATGTTCATCGGCTTTTCCTCATTCCATTGCATTAATAATCCTCTTGCCAGTCAGCACCGGCATAGTTATCAAACCGTGAGTATTGGCCGTTAAAAGCCAATCTCACCGTGCCAATTGGGCCATTTCGTTGCTTTCCGATAATTACCTCGGCAATGCCCTTCATTTCGCTATCCGGGTGATAAACTTCGTCGCGATACAGAAACATAATCAGGTCTGCGTCCTGCTCAATTGCTCCTGATTCACGTAAATCTGAATTTACCGGTCGTTTGTCCGCACGCTGTTCAAGCGATCGATTAAGTTGTGACAATGCCACCACCGGTACTTGTAATTCCTTCGCCAACGCCTTCAGTGAGCGAGAAATCTCGGCAATTTCCAGCGTTCGGTTATCTTGCAGCTCGGGGACGCGCATAAGTTGCAGGTAGTCGATCATAATCATGCTCAAACCACCATTTTCTTTATAAACACGACGAGCGCGGGAACGTAGCTCTGTCGGCGTCAGGGCGCTTGAGTCATCAATAAAAATATTCTGCTTGTCCAACAGAATACCCATTGCGCCAGAAACCCGCGCCCAATCATCATCGTTAAGTTGCCCCGTTCTAATACGAGTCTGATCAACGCGTGCAAGAGAAGCCAGTGAGCGCATCATCAGCTGGTGGCTCGGCATCTCAAGGCTATAAA